GCCTCGAACTCCTCGCGCTCCTGCGCGTCGTGTAGGAGTTCGTTGATCGCGCGATTGTCAACGCCGAACTCGGTTCCCTCGTTAGTAAGATCTCTGATGTCTGAAGTAGTAAGTGAATTTTTCATACCCAGAGTATAACACAGATTAAAAAGATAGTCAAACAATTTTATTTATTTTTTTATTTATTTTTTTTTACTTTTTACTTGACAGACGCAGGTCGCAGGTCGTGGGTTAAATAGTAAATAGATTAATAGTAAATAGTACTTGACACATAGCCTTGCGTAAAAACTTACGTAACTCGTTGAGTATCAACGAGTTACGGCCCGCGGGCATCCCCCGATCCGTAACTCCCTCAGTATCAACGAGTTACACAAGCTGGCATGGCCCCATCCGTAACTCCTTGACAGTCAACGAGTTACAGAGGTTATTTATTTTTCTATCAGCTGACTCAATTCTCTCATTTTGTCAAGAATTATTTTTGATTTTTCTCTGCGACTCAGCTGGTCAGATTTTTCGACCCACTGGCAAAATTCTCCGATAACTCTGATTTTTTCTCTGGTGGCAAACTTATTTTTCATATCTGAATTTAACACAGAATTTTATTTAACGCAAGTTTTTATTTTATTTTTTTTCAAACTCTCGTAGGATTTTTTCTGCGTTGGCTCTGAAGTCTCCAGAGATCGCCGCATCCAAAGCCAACCAGACGATATTGCGAACTGTTCGCCTGTCATCGGTGGCAAGCTCTTTACAGATAAGATCTGTCAGCAGGTCAGCATCCTCAATGTAACGAGGTGCAGATTTAAGGGCGAGGCAAGCGATGTCGTAAGTATTGATATTATTTTTCATGCCTGAATATAACACAGGTACAGAAAAAAAGCAAGTAAAAAGTTTATTTTTTTTCGTTTATTTTTTTCTATAATGATCGATAACCGCCTTTTGAGTACTTTAGTAAGTGGTTGAGTATCAACGAGTTACAACGCAGGGGATGCCCGCGCCCGTAACTCCTTGAGTATCAACGACTTACGAAGGTTTTTTTAGCACACTCTCGCCGACCTGTCAAGTATTTTTTTTACTTTTTTTGTCAAGTATTTTTTTCCATTTTTTTTGTGCGCCGTCGGCGGTTCCCTCAGATCTTAGAAGAATCTTAAAAGTTTCCCAAGGTGGTTTGGGCGCTCTTAGCGAGCGCCATGTTTTCATTCGTTCGTTTGGTGTCATGTTAGACTTAGCCGAAGATTATTTTATCTGTTTTCTCGCTGTGATCTGCGAGCGCTTTGTCAAGTCTAGCTTCGAGGCGCTTGAAGTTTTCCGCAGTGTCGTTGCTGATATTTAGATCTGTCGCCATGGCTTGCGCTTGACCTGATGCGCCGATTACCTCGGCGCGGAGTTGGTCGGCGATTTTCATTAACTCAATTATTTGTTCGTGATTGTTTTTCATGATTTAACTATACTCGATCTTGTGCCGAAGCGCAAGATCTTTTTTACTTTTTTATCTCATCCAAGGCGCGCGATTGTTCACGCCATACCTGTCATCTCTAGCCTCCTCTAACGCAAGTAATTCTTCGGCCTCTTCACGTTCCATCATCTCGATGACTTCGCCCTCTGAGATTATATCGCCGTCTTCATCCATAAAGCTATCGCCATTTACTGGCTTCAGATTTTTGTCCTCTGCAAACTGATATAATTCCTTCTCGAATTCTGATAACTCAAGACCTTCTAGTGAATCTATTTTAATTTTTTCCATGACTAAGTTTACTCTACTTTTTATTTAAACGCAAGATCTTTTTTGTTTTTTTTTACGATTCTCTGCCGTCGATCATTATGCTATTGATTTCCTTTTGTGGCAGTTCCTCGCCCATCGCATCGGTCCAGTACTTAGATGACACGAACCCAATTGCGGATGACTTAAGGCGACCCATTGCCGCCTTAGCTTCTAGGTATGCAAGCGAACCGCGATCTAGAAAGAGACGCTTGCCATAGTTCTCATGACCGACTGGGAAGATGTGAGCTTTCGCGTAAAGTACGCAGTCTTTGTTCTTGATGATATTTGATTTAGTGTTATTTTTCATGTTTATACTATAGCACAGATTAAGTTAAAAGTCAAGAGAAAAAGTGTTTTTATTTTATTTTTTTATATGCTCAACTTGTTGAGCATAGGAGACCAATCGCGGGTTACCATGTCGGCCAAGCTCTCGCTTATGTCATCGATGGAGTCGATGGCAATTTCTTGCTCACCGCCGTCTTGATCCATACCCCACACAAACCCATTTTCAAAGTCTGTATCTACCACGACAAACCACTCACCACGCGCAGTGAACTCAACTCCATTACCTAAACGATTTATTAATTCTTTATTTTTCATGCTGTAAGTATAACACAGAATCGCACAAAAGTAAAGCTTTTTTTACATTTTTTTTTATTTTTTTTTCTTAATATTTTGCTTGACAAGTACCCTACCCCATTTCTAGAAAAAACTTGACAAGATATACGTAGCAAGTCGCGGGGGGTGTCCGAATTCAATTTCTAAATCACGTTCGCCGCATGAATATTTTTCATGGTAGCGTGGGCTGAGCAGAGTGTAAAACACTGTGCCCCATGCACAAAAAGAAAAAACTAATTAAGGAAACTAGAATGCGCCGAAACAAAGTTCGGTTTGAGCGTTACTATGTTGACGGAGAGGCGAAGTTTTTAATTTGCGCCCAAGGGCCGCATTATTATGTATGGAAGCGAGTAAACGCAGATTACTATATGGCGAAGGAGGCTTTTTATAGATATAGATTTTTTGTCTGGTTTATTGATTTATTTAATGATTTTTATCCTATCACAAGAGTTATATGTTTGTTGATGAATAAATTTATATAACCCCCCCTTTTTTTGTAAAAAAATGTAAATCGGGGGCAATTTTAATTTTATTGTTTAAAAAAATAATCAGGGCGTATAATTTAGTATGCCACTTGATTTAATCACAAAGTATGTCCCATTAGTAGCTGGGATTATGTATACATTTGTTGCTACTGCTTATTTCCTAAAGAAAGAGTATGGTTGGGGTATAATCTGGATATCTTACGCTACGGCTAATTTTGGGCTTATAGTAGTTGGTAATGAATAATAAGTGTAATAAACTGGGATGAGTTTATTATATAGTGAGGTTCCTGTTTATGTGGGAGCGGCAAACGCTACAACCATAACAGAGAGTTCTGCTTATGTTCCAGTTTTGGATGCTAATGTAAATTTTGGCGCACAATTAGTTGGGAAAAGGTTTTTGGGGCAGAGTGTGACATCAACTGACCAATTTAAAACAGCTGGCCCTCGTGAAGTATCAATATCTATAAATGCCATATTAGATCCATTTGCTGATTCTGCCTTTGCATTTGCGAAATCTAGTAATCAGGATGCATTTTTTCCTATAAGAATTGGAAATAATATATATCAGCAGTGTTTTTTAAGTGATTTTAGCTTATCTGTTAATAATTTCGCGCCAGTTACAATGAATGCTAATTTTGTTTCTCTTTCTCCTCCTACTGGGGGTAATGTTTCTGGAGATGCGAGTCCATATGGTGGTAGTGCTATACCTTTTGATCCTGATGATATTGTGTACGGATATACTTGTAGTTTGTTAAATGCCAATCAAGCTGTTGGAAATGTTCAATATACCTTGAATTACAAAAAAACATTTAATAGAACTCCTGTTTATAATTTGGGCGCGGCCAATGCTAGTTCTATGTTACTTAATGGAGTTGAATCTGAGATGAGTATAGATTCTACTGGTTTAAATTCTTTGATTGATTTTAGTGGTGGGGCAATAAGCTCTTCTGTAGTTTTGAGTTTAAACAATATAGATGGCACAGCATTAAGTACAAATTTACCTAATGTTGGCATGGTTAATGGTTCTAAAGTTGTTACTCAGACTTATAGTGTGGCAGGTAATGACACAGTAAATACAAAAGCAACAATAAGACAAATAGATTTATAAAAATATTACAAAACTTCAATATAAGAAGTGTAAATATAATAAATGCCCCGAAAAAAATCGAGTCAATCTTCACCATTTGATTTTAGCTCTCAAATACACTCTATAAACTTCAAGCAAAGGGAGTTTAACTTTTCTAACAAACAGCAGTTATTGCTAGAGGCAGTCTTAGATCCTAAGATGAAAATTATTTTTGTTTCAGGACCAGCGGGATCTAGTAAGACTTACATGTCAGTTTATGGCTGTTTACAGATAATGTCTAAAGATTTTAGCAAAGACCTTATATACATAAGAAGTATTGCTGAAAGTGCTGACAAGGGATTAGGTAGTTTGCCTGGAGATATATCAGATAAGTTCAACCCATTTTTAATGCCGCTCTACGATAAGTTGGATGAAATGGTTCATGAAGGCGATACAGCCTACATGAAGAAAATAGAACGCATATCGGCTGTGCCAATTAACTATCTAAGAGGAGCTAACTGGAACAATAAGCTTATTGTAGCAGATGAGGCGCAAAACTTTACATTTAAAGAATTAACAACTCTGATTACTAGAATAGGGGAGAATACAAAACTAATTATATGCGGCGATTTTATGCAGAGCGATATAAATGGTAGAAGCGGTTTTAGAGAAATGTTTGATTTGTTTAATTGTGAAGAATCTAAAGAACAAGGTATAACTTCATTCAAGTTCAACAACAGAGACATAGTTAGAAGTAAAATTTTAAAATATATTGTATCTAAGATAGAAAAACACAAAAAATAATACTATTATTATATAACAAGGCAACCGTCTAAGCGACAGCGGCCTACAGCTTTTTATAAAAAGAGACAATGATCTTGTTACTTAAATATAATAAAAATAGAAAAAAAGTAATTTTTAATTATATATTATATAGCTTATGAGCCATTTTTTTTGTCATAGTTGTGGATTTAAAATAGAGTATTCTCGTGTTAAGCCTAATTTTTGTTCTAAGTGTGGTCAGCAGTTAGGGGTAAGTGAGGCTTCTGATACTAACACTTTAAGTGCTCCTGTTTTAGACGATTTAAAAGATGATGAGACAGGATCTGAATCAGTTCCTAACATATCAAAGATACAAGTAGATTATTCACTTGAGGGTTTTAAAACTCATACTTTGGGTTCATTAGCAGGAGGGTCACCAGATACAGGTGGCAGAAAACCCCGTTCAAAGTCTGTTAGCGAATTCCTTGATGAAAAAAGATCCGAAAAAGAGAACATATGAGGAATGCTATGAAATAATCGACCAAGCTATTCTAAAACAAAAATACAAGTGGAGATTGAATGCTATTAAATGGTTTGATTTTGAGGATGTACAACAAATTATAAAAAGTCATATAGCTAAAAAGTGGGATATGTGGGATCAGTCTCGCCCGCTTGAACCTTGGATTGGTAGGATCATATCAAATCAAATTAGGAACTTATTAAGGAATCATTATGGTAATTATACTAATCCTTGTAAATCTATGCATTTACCAAATCACAACCCTTTGAAGTGTGAGGTTTGTTGTAAATGGGCTAAAACTAAAAAAGTGGGATTGCAGATCAAGATTCCTTTATCTATAGAGGACTACTCTAAAGAGATACAAAACAGAAAGTATGATAATTTTAATTTTAAAGACTCACTCGAAAAACTTGACGAGTTGATGAAGAAAAAATTAAGCCGAATTCACTATAAAGCTTATAGAATGTTATACTTTGAAAAGAAAAGTGAACAAGATGTAGCTAAATACATGGGTTATAAAATATCCGCACAAAAAAATAAGTTGGGTTACAGGCAAGTTAAAAATTTAAAAAAGAAATTTTTACAGGTGGCCATAGATTTACTAAAAGAAAACGATATTATTGATGATGGAACTATCTGAAGAGCAAAAAAAATTTATAGACGAGAATGCTAATAAAATCAAGAATTTAATTGATTTAACTAAGCGGTGTTTCGAAGATGACACGCTAGATGGTAGATCTAAGCAGGGTCGTGCCGTCAGAAAGTATTTAGTTGAAAATTGTATTGATTACAAAACAACAGGTCGTGAACTAGTCGAAGTCATAGAACTAACACAACAACAAAAGGATTTTATACTAGAACAAGCAGAACAAGGATTATCATCTTTAGAAATAGCTAAAATAATCTTTGCTGATAAGCAAGTTAAGCCTTTATCTAATGAGCAAAGAACTGTGCTGGCATACATAAGGGAGATAAATCCTGACATCATGCCGTCACAAGACAGCGGCGCTCTGCATTCATACATTGCACCGAAGTCTCCGAGTCGAATCATCAAAAAAATCAATGATGCAACTGGATTAGGTCTAGACGACTCAAAAATAAACAGACAAAAACAAATATGTATTGAAAAGCTAGGGATCAACTTAAGCAACTCCCGCTTTTTAAAAATAATTAATAATTATTTAAATGAATCAGATAGGGTTCTTTTTGAACATGAGTTTATAAGGTTAACTTGGGACAAACCTGATTTGACCGCCGATGAGATAAATCTATATCTCAATGCATGTAAGGAAGTTATAAACCTTGAGGTGATCAGCAGTCACTTAAACAAACTCAACGACATGTTTGACATAGCTGACGACCAAACAGAAATGAGCGTTAGGTTGGCTGAGATAATCAAAGCAAAATCACAAGAATACCATCAATGTGAAACTAGAATAGAAAATTTAACTAAAAAGCTTCAGGGTGACCGCGCTGAGAGAATGAAAAAGTCTCAGAAAGAAAATGCGTCATTTCTCTCTATAGTGCAACTTTTCCAAGAGGAGGAGGAGCGCAAAAACATGGTTAGAATAGCGGAAATGCAAAAACTAGCCGTTAAGGAAGAGTGCGAAAGGCTTGAGGGCATGGCTGAGTGGAAAGCTAGAATTTTAGGAATAGGGCCAGAAGATGTCATTTAAATGTAGAGAATGTGGCCAGACTTTTAAGACGTTGCGCAGTTTACACGCACACTTAAAAAAACACGACATGTTTGTCGGCGATTACTACGTCAAGCACTTTGCAAAAAAAGACAGGTTTACTGGCGAGCTAATTCCTTATAAAAATTATTCACAATATTTTTCAAAAGATTTTATTAGCGCCGATAACA